ATTGAGAAAAGTATATTAGGGACTTGTGGAAAAATGACTTGCTTTATTATAAGAGATGGCATTACACAGTTTGTAGAAGGAAATCAAATACAATTTTATGCAGAAGATAAGTTATTTTTTTCAGGGTGGATAATGAGAAAAAGTAGAACTTCAAAACAAATTATAGAAGTAACAGCATATGACCAATTTTTTTATTTAGTGCAAAATAAAGACACTTATGTGTATTATAACAAAAAAGCATCAGAACTGATACAAATGATAGCAAATGATTATGGTCTGGAGACAGGAAATATTTGTGATACAGTATGGAAAATTCCTCAAAGAATAGAAGAAGGCCAAACACTTTGGGATATGATTAATACTGCATTGAATATGACAAAAAAAGAAATTGGAAAAGAATATTTTTTTTATGATGAACAAGGAAAACTGACACTGACAGAAAAAAGCGATATGATAACAAATGAAGTGTTACAGTGCAATGGAAGTATAGAAGATTATATTTATACAACAGATATATCAGAAGATACTTATAATGGTATACAACTATTTCAGGCAGGAAGATTGGAAACAGAAAAGTTGTCTTATAGAGAAGAAAAAGAGGAAGAAGTCAAAAAATGGGGAAGGATATTGTACTATCAGAGAGTAGACCATAGATTGACGCAATATGATTTAAAAGCAATGGGAGATAGTTTTTTAGCACAAAAATGTCGTGTAAAAAAGACATTACTATTAAAACAACTTTCAGAAAAATTGATATTGATACCTGGTCAGTCTGTTTGTATAGAATTGCCAGAATTGGCTGAAATAAGTTTAAAAGGAATGTTTGTGATAGAAAAAGGGATTTATCATTTTTTTAATGGAGGATATAAGGCAGATTTAAGTATAAGAATGGAGGAATAAATTGTGATAGAAGAAAAATATTTACCAGAGGATAAAGAAATTGAAGTATCTAAAAGATTTTTAGGAGAAAATGGACAAGCATTGAAATGGAAAATAAGGGCATTAAAAGAAAAGGAACACCAAAAAATAAAAGAAAGAAAAATAGGAGAAGGGATAGAACAGTATTGGGGAAGATTGTGTGCTAGTTGTGTTGTAATACCAAACTTGAATGATAAAGAACTTTTAAAAAGCTATGGCTGTGATAAAGCAGATGAAGTGCTAAAAGAGATGCTGACAATGGGAGAATATATGATACTTTTGAAAGCGGTAAAAGAGCAAAATTGTTTTGAACAAAGAGAAGAAAAAATTAAAAATGATATAAAAAAGCAATAAAGGAGGGCAAAGCAGAAGCAGATTATGCTGCTTATGTTCTCCGACATTATCATATATTGCCAAGCCAATATTTTCATTTGGATTTTGAAGAAAAAATGTTTATAAAAAGTGTTGTGGATTTGGAATTGTATGAGAGGTGATGATAATGTTTTCGTTTTATAAAAAACAGCTTTTAAAAAATGAAAAAGAAAATAATTTTTTTTGGCATTGGTATGAACAACAACAAATAGAAAAAAGAGGAATATTGTGGCAACAACCATATTTATATGAAAAAGAACAAGAACAATTAAATAAAATACCTACTGATAAAATAAATACTTTAAAAAGTAATAAAGAGAAAAAATATATTCAAAAAGAAGCAGAAAAAAAACAAAAAAAAGAAAATAATATATTTGAAAAACAAGAGATATTTATGGAACAAAAAACAAAGAGTATGTTTGATGAAATACAGTATCAACAACAATATGAGGAATATAAACAAAAAAAAGAACAAAAAAGAGAACAACAACAGCAAAAAAGTAATATAGAGAAACAGAAACAAATTGAAAAAGAAAAACAAATAAAATATCAAATACAAAACAAATATGAAATAGAAAGACAGTATCAAATAGAACAACAGAAACAGTATGAAAAGCAAAAACAACAACGATATGAAAAACAAAAGCAAAATACACAACAAAAACAAAAAGAATATGAACAACAAAATCAGCAGCAAAAACAAAAACGAAAACAAATGCAACAGCAATATGAAAGTGAAAGAGAACAAAAAAGGCAAGAATTACAACAATATAAAATAAACAAAAAAAATCAAATACAAAATAAAAGTGTATGGGAAGTAGAAAAGCAAAATAAACAATATAGTAAAGATATAGAGAAACAGCAGTATTTTGTAATAAAAGAGGCATTTGATAAAAAAGAAAGTGAAAATAAAAAAGAAAAACAAAATAAAACTGTAATAAAAGAAATCAAAAAAGAAATAAAAAAGGGGGATATTTGGGAATATAAAAATATTCTAAAAAAAGAAACAAAAGAAAGTATTTTTAGTAAAGGAAAACAAGCATTACAACAAAAAAAATATGACATAAAAAATGTTGTTGATAAAATAGAAAAAAGTAGTTTTGAACAAAATCAAAATGAAAAAGAACTTAAAAAGGAATTGGGGTCTATTTCAAAAGAAAAAGGTAATGTAAAAAGTGTGTGGAAAAAAGAAAATGAAAATAAAAAACAAATAGAACAAAACAATAAAAAAAGAAATGCAGAAATCATACAAAATATTGTAAAAAGTAGTTTAGAACAAAGAGAAGAACAAAATCAAAAAAAACAGCAAATACAAGAAAAACAACAAAATATGGATATAAATACACTATTTTTAAATATGACAGAAAAGCTACTGGAACAGAGAGAAAGAAGTTTAAAGAGTAGCCAAATAAAAATATGAAATGGGGCAAAAAGAATGTTGGAAGCAGTAAAATTATTGGCATATGATGTGTTACAGCAGGAAAATTTGGCTGATATTTGCTATGGCACTGTAACAGCAACAGAGCCATTAAAAATAATACTAGAGCAAAAATTAGAATTAACAGAAGAATTTTTAGTGTTATCACAAAATGTAGTAAAACATTATGAGAGTTTTTATATGAGAAAAAAAGATAGTAACGAAGAGTGGGAACACTATGAAATAATAATTGAAAAAGAATTGAAAAAAGGGGAAAGAGTGATATTGATGAAAATGACGGGAGGGCAAAGGTATGTAATATTGGATAGAGTTGGGGAGGAGATGGAAGTAAATGAAACTGACACCACAGTCTGAAATGGAAATAAATAATAATGTGGTAATACAAAAAATCCCTACATTAACTTATAGAGTACAAAAAGAGAAAGAAATTGTGTCTGGTACAGTAGATGAATTGGAAGCAATGAAACAAGCAGTGTTTAAGATATTGTTTACAGAGAGGTACCAGTATGAAATTTATAATTGGGAATATGGTATGGAATTGAGAGATTTGTTTGGCAGAGCAAAAAGCTATGTTATACCAGAAATTAAAAAAAGAATTGAAGAAGCATTATTAGCTGATGATAGAATAAAAGCAGTAACAGATTTTAAATTTGGAGGAAAAAAGGGAGAATTAGAAGTAAAATTTAAAGTACATACGATATTTGGAACGTTAGAGATAGAAAGGACTGTTGATATTTAATGTATGAAAGTTATGAACAATTGATGGAAAGAAAATTGGAACAGGTAAGCCAAAAAAGAGATAGAAGACAAGGTAGTATTATATTTGATGCGATTGCACCAAATGCAGCAGAAACAGCTATATTTTATTCAGATTTGGAAATGTTGGAAAATCGTACTTATGGAGATAGTGCAACAGAACAAGATTTGACAAGAAGATGTATGGAAAGAGGAGTATTTAGAAAAGAAGGTACAAAAGCCACTTTTTTAGGAAAATTTACAAATAGAAATGAAGAAGGCTGTAATGTGCCTATAGGAATGAGATTTAATTTGGAAGAATTAAATTATGTTGTGATAGAAAAAACAGCAACAGCAGGAGAATATATATTGGAATGTGAAACTGTAGGAGAAATAGGTAATCAATATCTTGGAGATTTGATACCAATTACCTATTTAGAGGGATTAGCAAAAGGGGAATTGATAGAGCTGCTGACAGAAGGAGAAGATGAGGAAACAGATGAAAGTCTGAGGAAAAGATATTATAGCAGTTTTAATACAGATACATTTGGAGGAAATATAGAAGATTATAAAGTAAAGGTAATGGCGTTAAAAGGAGTAGGTGGTGTAAAAGTAACACCTGTCTGGAATGGAGGAGGAACAGTAAAACTGACCATAGTAGATGGAAATTTCAATGCACCAATAGAAGGAGAAATTGCAAAAATACAACAAGTAATAGACCCTCAAAAAAGGGGACTAGGATATGGTATAGCACCAATAGGACATAAGGTAACAGTAGAGCCAGCAAAAGAAGTAAAATGTCATATTGAAATGACATTACTGTTGAAAGATGGGACAAATAAAACAAAAGTAACAGAAGAAATTACAAATTCTATAGAAGATTACTTTTCAAATTTAAGAAAACAATGGGCAGATATGGAATACTTGACAGTGCGTATTAGCTATTTAGAGTCAAGAGCTGCAGAAGGTGTTATTGATGTGCAGTATACAAAAATAAATGACCGTGCACAAAATTATATATTAGAATATGATGAAATTCCATTTTTGGAAAGCGTGGTGACAGAATGAAACAAATGTATGAAAAGTATTTGCCGCCTTTTGTAAAAGATACAAGAGAATTTCAAACATTGTCAGAAATAGAGGGCAATATATTAGCAGAAGAAAAACAAGCAAAAGAAGATTTGGAGGCTGACCAGTGGATTGTAACAGCAACAGAAAGAGGATTGAAAAGGAGAGCAAAACTTTTAAATATTGTAAGAGAACAAAATGAAAGTTTAGAAGATTTTAGACAAAGAATACTTTTTTTGTGGAACCATCATAAACCTTATACATATTTTCATTTGTTGGATTGGCTAGAAGGAATATGTAATAAAGATAATGTAACAAATGTAAAAGTAGATATGCAGTATGATTTATATTATTTACATATTGAAATTAGATTGATTAAAAAGCAATTACAAGAAGAAATAAAAAAGACAGTACGTAAAATGATACCAGCAAATATTACATTGGAAGTAACATTGCGATATAATTTGTATGGAGAAATAAAACCTTATACCTATGGAGATTTAAAAAGAAAACAATTTCGATATATTGATGTAAGAGAAGAAGATATTAGATATTGGGATATGTGACAAAAAAACCGTGTTGAAGAAATCAACACGGTTTTCTTGACTATTTACCAATTTTATATCAGTAATAAAATAAAAAATAAGGAGAAAATAATATCTATGAAATTTGTTGTATATTGTGGAAAATTAAAAAAAAAGGAGGGTTTTGATAGACTAATTGTGGAGGTGAAGAAGATGTCACAAAAATTATTTGGATACATTCGTGTTTCCACAAAAGAGCAAAATGAAGTAAGACAAGTAAAGGCATTGAAAGAACAAGGAGTAAAGAAAAGCAATACGTTCATAGACTGGCAGTCAGGAAAAGATTTTAATAGACCAGCCTATCATAGAATGATTGAAAAGGTAAAGGAAGGAGATTTAATTGTAATTAAAAGTATTGACAGATTAGGAAGAAATTATGAAGAAATTATTATGCAGTGGAAGTATTTAACAAAAGAGAAGAAAGTAGATATTCGTGTGTTGGATATGCCTTTGCTGGACACAAGTAAAAGCAAGGATTTGTTAGGGACATTAATTTCTGATTTAGTATTGCAGCTACTTTCTTTTGTAGCACAAAATGAGAGGGAAAATATACATCAAAGACAAGCGGAGGGGATTGCCGCAGCAAAAGCAAGGGGTATGAAATTTGGCAGACCAGAAAAAAAACTTCCTCAAGATTTTTTTACTATAGTGAAAAGATGGAAAAATAAAGAATTATCTGCCTGTGAGGTAAGTATAGAACTGGGGATTAGTACCTCTACATTTTATAGGAGAGCCAAAGAAATGGAAAATTGTGATGTAGAAGAAATAGAAAATTATAGTGTAGAGAAAATAGAAGAAGATGATATGATATAGGGGCAATAAGGAATAAGTATGATATGTTGGCAAAGGGACACTTCTGTTACTTCTGGAATAATGTTATAATATAAAAAAATAATTGTGTTCAAAAGGAATAAAAATCCTTTTGGACACAATACAAAAAATATTTTATGAAAAAAGTGAAGTAATAGCATGATGTGTGATTTGTGCCGTAATGCCCCAAATGGTGTATTGTTGATATTGATAAAATAATTCTGGTACTTTTGGTTTAGCAAAAGGATAATTTTTTCCACCATGAATACGTTCGTAAGGGAAATCTTCTTCTGTAAAGGGAGAAAAATATAAATAATGAATTTCGGGCTCTGTATTTTTCAAAAAAGAAATTGGCACTGTAAATATTTCATCTACTTCATCTGTGCTAAAACAAATATCTTTTACGTTGATGTCAGAAACAAACCCTATAAATGGCATTATTACGACACCAAATGTCGTTAATACAAAATCCATACAGCCAAGCACTGTAATATTGTCTGGGGAAATGCCTAATTCTTCTTGTGTTTCACGTAATGCAGTTTGAAGTGGTGTTTCGTCATTTTCTCCTCTGCCTCCCGGAAAACTGATGTCGCCTGGTTGGTGAAGTAAATTTTCTGAACGTTTTGTAAAAAGTAAATGAATTTCACCGTCAATATTAAAAAGTAAAAGCATAACAGCAGAAGGAAGATATTTTATAATAGGCTTGGGAATTTTATTTTGTAATTTATTTTTGATATTTTGTATATAAGCGGTTGTGTCTTTCACAAAATCACTCCTTTATTGATTTGTCATTAATTTTTACGAAGCTTAATATATTTTGGAGCACTGCGACGACGGTTTTCTCCCATTGCTGCATAATGTTTTTGTGTAGTATTGATGTCAGAATGTCCTAAAGCATCTGCTACTAAATAAATATCACCAGTTTCTTGATATAAAGAAGTAGCATATGTACTGCGTAATTTGTGAGGAGATATTTTTTTAGAAGGCGATGCAATGCGAGAGTATTTTTTGACAATATTTTCAACAGCACGAACGGTAATACGAGTACCTCTGTTTGAAAGAAAAAGAGCTTGCTCATCTTCTGCCTTATTTTTTTGTTTTTCTCTTTGAGCAATATACTCTAATAAAGCCTGTTGTACTTCATCATTAAAATAAAGTATTGATTCATTACCACCTTTACGAGTAACTTTTACACTATTATTTCGAAAATCAATATCATTTAAGTCAATTCCTACACATTCTGAAACACGCATACCTGTACCTAAAAAAAGTGAAATCAGTGCTAAATCTCTTTTTTGGCTGTGAGCAATATGAGCCTTTTGTGTGTGAGACATAGCATCTGTATTACAATTTTCTACTAAATCTAAAAGATTAGCAACTTCATCTGGTTCTAAATAAATAATTTGCTTTTTGTGTATTTTGGGAGCATCTACAATAGCAGCAGGATTGGAAGATACTTTTTGTTTTTTGTAAAAAAATTGATACATTGTTCTAACAGCAGCTAGTTTACGTGTTTTTCCTACAGCATCATTTTGAATGTCAATCATTTTTTCTGGACAAAGGGGGTCAGGCTTTTGGTAATATGTCAAATATTCCAAAAAGTTTTCGATGTCATCTGCACTAATTTCATTTAAACAATCTAATTGCATATCTTCCACAGCAATTCCTTTTAGTTTTTTATGATGTTGTGAAATATATGTAAAAAATATTTTTAAATCATAAGCATATACAACACGTGTTTTAATAGATGCTGTGTTAGACATTGCCCTAAAAAATTCACCTAAAAAATAAGGACATTCCTCTAATATGGCACGTAGGCGTATTGTATAATTTCTTTTTTCTTGTTCGTGATAAGTACCCACAGAATAACTTCCTTTCTATTTTTATTAGTGCTTATTTTATTGTATTATAACTTTGTTAAAGGCAAGAAGTATACTATATTATGGGTTTCTTGCCTTTTGTGTTATTAATTTGTTATTAGTTCAATATTTTTTTTGAGTTCTTCAATACTTTTATGAGTATATACCCTTTCACCAGTGCCTTCTGATTTATGCCCCATAATTTTATCAATACAAACTTTATTTGCTCCTATACTATCAAGCCTAGAACGAAATGTGTGTCTACATTCATGAGGTGTATGCTTCATTTCTAATATTTTCATAATGTTAGCCCAAGACCTTCTATAACAAGACGATTTTAGTTTTTTGTCATTACATTCAAATAGGTAGCCACTTTTTGAATGTTTTAATCTATTTTGTACGATGTGGAATATCTTTGAATGTATAGGTACAATGCGATTTTTGCCAGCTTCTGTTTTTATACCACCTATCATAGTTTGATTTTTTATATCAATATTTTCAATTTTTAAGTCGAACATTTCCGATATTCTAAAACCAGTATAGAGTAAGAATAATATACTATCTACATAATCAATATTTTGATTTTGCCATAAGCGATTAACTTCTTCATCTGTAAATATCTGTTTTGCTGTTTCTGGTATAGGTGCAGAAGTTAAAAGGCTCGAATAGCATTTTGAAATAATATCTAACTCCATAGCAAAACGGTCAAGATGTCCAAATAGATTTTTGATTGCGGATTGCATAGAATAACTAAGCCCACAATTATCAATACAATCTTGCATATGGTAAGACTTTATTTTTTTATATTGCATATCAGAAAGAGAAATACAATGTTTGTAAGCCGCTTTTAGTAAATTTTGATTAGAAGTACCTAGCTTGATGGCTCTTTTTTCTAACCATAAATTATACAGTTGCTGCAATGTAATTTTATCTGCTTCTATGTCCCAAGCATTGTTATTGTATTGTGCTAGTAGTATTAACCCTTCTTCACGTGTAGCAGCATAACCTATTATTTTTTGTTTGCCAGTGTTACCTTCTTTTATAATGAATGGACGGCGGCGATTACCCGACAATTTTGTTACTGTCCCATAGTGATTAGGATTTTTCATAAAAAGCCTCCTTATTTTTAACTTTTTTTTAAAAAAGGGTATAGCAAAATAAGGGGTAATCTGATATACTTTTTTTAGTGGTTAGGGTATATCATTTTACCCCTTTATATGAAATGTCTTTGTGCTGGTAACACAAGGGCATTTTTTTATTTTACCCTTTTAAAACGATTGATGTCATGAGAATGTGATTTTACTGCAAGTTCTATGATGTCTGTTTTCGTTTTGATAGCTTTTACATCATCAACTACAGGTTCTATTTTGTCTAGCTTTTCGCTGTTAGCTATATAGCCGTCGTAAAGTGCTCTAATGCGTGGATTTGTTTCGTTTTCAAGTGTTAATTCTATATTAGTAACTTTATTTTCTACATTAGTAAGACGTTCTTTTACATCGGACATATCTTGTTTTAGTGTAGATACATCTTGTTTTAGTGTAGATACATCTTGTTTTAGTGTAGATACATCTTGTTTTAATCCAGTAATATCTTTTTGCATATCGTCCATTTTACCGTTTAATGTGCCTATTTTTCCATTTAATACGTCAAACATATCTTTCATTACGCTAATTACTTCTTTTGTTTCATCTGTCATTTAAAATCGCTCCTTTATTTATTTTTATGTAAGCCCTTAGTGCTATTACAAAACACTAGGGCTTTTATTACTGATTTGAAACTTTGTTATTTGTGTCTTTGTTTTTTAAACTTTGGGTGTCGACGGTAGTATTCAAGACAGCCGACGTTGTTTTCTTTGCAGAATTTGAGACGCTTTTTATATATTCCGCTTCTGCTTTTTCCCTTTCAACTGCTAGTTCTTCAAGCGACATTTCTTCAAGCGGCTTTTGAGATGTAGGTTGTGGTTGTACTGTTGATGTATCATTTTGTATGCTAGGATTATCAAGTAAGTTTTCCTTAAAGAAATCTACAACTTTATCTCTAATATTTTCTGGTAATGAGAGATAAGCCTTCATAATATTAATTTCTAAATCAGTAGCATTGTTTTGTTTTGCAAATTCATCAAGTGTAATAGTATCTGCATCTACAAACATTGGTTCTATACCATTCAATAGCCATTCTTCATTTACATTAAATTCTTTACATATAAGTTTTAGTAATGATGTTTTTTGTTCAGGCTTAGCAAGTCTATTTAACTCTATATTACTAATGGTATCACGGCTCACTCCTAAACGTTCTCCGAAATCATCTTGTGTTAATTTTAAATGTTTTTTGCGAAGTAGTTTAATGCGTTCATAAATTTCCATTTTATCACCACCTTTCTTTAATTATATTAAAACTATATATCAAAAAAATGTGTATGTCAACAAAAAAAAGGTAAATTTTTTAAAAAAAAAGTGTTGACAAATGAAAAAAAGAGTGTTAAGATGTGTTTATCAACAAAAAAAACAAATAAAAAAACGTTGATAAACGAAAAATATAAAAAGGGGTGAAAAGAATGACAACTAATGATATAACTTTTTTGATAAAAAAAGAAAAAACAAAAAATTTAGTAAATCTTGCTTGTTTAATAAATAAGTTAACACCTAAAGAACAAGAAAGAATGTTTACATTTATGCAAGGTGTACTATTTGCTAAAGATTATCAAGAAGAAAAAGAAGTAACACAAATTGTAGAACAAATTAGTTAGTAAGGTAAAATCTTAATTACCACAAGCAATAATGTCCAAGCGGTGTAACACAAAATATAGCAGATTAGGAGGTGGAAAGGTGAGAAAAGAAAAAATCCATCAACCTTATAATAAATTTAAGGGATTTCTTAAAGAAAAGGAATTGACTTATTCAGATGTAGGAAAAGTATTAAATATTTCAGTAACAGCGGTTTTAAACAAAATAAATGGCGTTTCTGATTTTTATGTAGAAGAAGTAAAAACTCTACAATCTAAATATGGAATGGAATTATCTGTTTTCTTTAATTGAAAAAAATAGATAGGTATTTTGCAATAACCTACCTATTTAGTAAATGCTATTTTCTTAATGTTAGATGATTTAAATATATAGGACATTCTCCTTCAATATTGCATTTAAAATAATCTGAACATTTAAAAGAAAATGCTCGATAGTTATCAAAAGAACTACCTAATATAGGTATAAAAACATAATGTAAGCTAATTGTTTGTTCATCGTCTATAAAAGGACAGTATTCTGTATAACTTCTATCGAAAGGGAAACGAGTTCTAATCATGAATATCACCACCTTTCTATAAAACAATTCTTAATTGTGATATAAGAATTGTAATATAGAAAACAAGAAAAGTCAATATATAGATTAGAAAAAAGTATAAACATACAATATATTGAAAAATGCTTTTGATATAGAGTTTAGATGAGTGAATAAAAGTTTAATTGTCACATACTGAAATTAAAAAGTAAAAAGGAGGAAAAGGAATGAAGGAATTGATAAAAGTAAATTATGACAGTGAAAGACCTACCATATTGGGTAGAGATTTACATGAATTTTTAGAAGTAGATACAAAATATACACAATGGTTTGCAAGAATGTGTGAATATGGATTTGAGGAAAATGTTGATTTTATAGGTTTTTCTCAAAATTGGGAAAAACCTCAAGGCGGCAGACCAAGCCAAGACCATCAATTAACCATAGACATGGCGAAAGAAATTTGTATGTTGCAAAGGTCTGAAAAAGGCAAAATTGCAAGACAGTATTTTATACAGCTTGAAAAAGCGTGGAATACACCAGAAATGATAATGTCAAGAGCGTTAAAAATGGCAGAAAGACAAATGAAGCAATTACAGATAGATAATGCAAGATTAGCTGTTGATAATCAGATTATGAAGCCAAAAGCAGACTATTTTGATGAACTGGTAGACAGGAATTTACTAACAAATAGCCAAACAGCTAGAAGTAAAAGAAAAAACATTCATTCAGTTTTTGCTAGATAAGAAGTACATTTATAAAGATAAAAAAGGTAAAATTATGCCTTATGCTGAAAAGAACAAAGGCTTGTTTGAAGTAAAAGAAACATTCAACGAAAAAACAAATTGGAGTGGTACACAAACGCTTATTACTCCAAAAGGTAGAGAAACATTCAGATTACTTTGTTTAAAAGCATTGTGTTAATATCCACAAGTGCTTATAAATATAACAGGCTAGGAGGTGGAAATATGACATTTTCGCAAAAGCTAAAAACGGCTATGGAGAATTTGAACCTTAGACAAGTTGATGTGGCTAATTTGACAGGAAAAGGCAAAAATGCAATCAGTCAATACATAGCAGGAAAAAATATACCGCCAGAAAAAACAAGAAAAGAAATGGCGGCGGCATTAGGGCTAAATGAAAATTATTTTGAAACAGATATACCTATAGTAAAGGTATTGAAAAATGACTATGTAATAGCACAAATTAGCGTTGAAAATGCAGCCAGTGTTATGAGACTAAGTGTTGAAACAATGCGAAAAGGGTTGCAGCAAAGAGTATTTTGCTGGGGCTATGCTATAAAAGTTTCTAGTAAATGGCGTTATTTCATCAATGCAAAGAGATTTGCAGAAGTAGAAGGTGTAGAAGTCCCTGCAGATATGATATTTTAAAGGAGGAAATCATATGAAAATTGCAAGAGAATTAAGTTTGAATGTAAGCTTAAAGGAATTAGTGGAAAAGCAATTAGATGTGCTTCAAAATGAGAAAGTAAAAGTAGTATTTTATAAAGAAGAAGGTAGATGGCAGACAAATGTTATTGTGTTGCAAGAGGATAACACAGTAAGCAAAAGAAATTTGAAAACATTAAAATGGATAAAAAGTGTAGATGATAAAGCGTTAGTAATAGAAAGGCGTGATTTTAAAAGAGATTGGAAAGATGAACTTATT